CGTCATCCCAAACTGCGACGACGATTTGAACAGATGTTGAAAGATATTATTTATCATTGGCCTACCGATAAGAAGAGCGAACGGGAACAGTTTGAACATATGGTGTTGAAACATATGAGTGGAACATGGGAACAACATGTAGATGATATTGCTTATATGTTGCGGGGTATTGGTTGGATAGAGGTTGAACGGGACGATTTGGGGAATATTGCGCATCTGATCATATTGAAACGGAAGGTTAAATCGGATCGACTCACAGTGCGATTCATCCGCAAATATTTGATGATGATTGAGCGGAAAAAGGCGATTGATGTACGACGACCGTTACCGGGTGTCATTATTGCACCGTCTTTCCGCGAACATTTGATAACGATGTCTAAAAAGGGATCGAACAAGGTCCGGTCACAAAAATCAAAAGTACGATCAGTATCGAAATCAAGAGTATCCACTTAATTGCCAATAGAATCATCATATAATCATATCATTCTATTATTTTTGTTAATAAACTCATTCAAAAATCAGACTCGAATCCGCCTACATGAATGTTGTTACTATGACGGCGACTGTTGCGCTTCCTCTTGCTCTGCTGCTGCTGTGGCTGCGCCGTCTCGCTAATCTCCATCCTCACTCGATGGGACGACTCCTGTTCAGCATCGCCGCCACCATCAGCACCACCATCAGCAGCAGCAGCGCCATCAACAGCGCCATCAACAGCACCGCCAACAGCACCGGGTAGAGAGGCATTAGCCTCAGGCCTTAAGGCCCCTGCAACAGCACCAAAGGTACCGGGTAGAGATCCTGTAACAGCACCAATGGTACCGGGTAGGGATCCTGTAACAGCACCAAAGGTACTGGGTAGGGCCCCAGCACCAAAGGTACCGGGTAGGGACCCGGCAACAGCTAACGGCATCGACAGTTCACCTCCCATAAAATACAGCACAATTCCTGCCACAATCAGCACGACAACCGTTTCCTTCATCAACTGGACATAGCGAAGCTTCAAAGGGATAATGCGATCTTCATAGTAGCGATAGATGGCAAACAAGACGGCGATTGATCCAGCTGCGACGAGAATATTCATACGGTTTTATCTTGTTGACATAATATTTTTTCATAATTTAAACGGACTCATCTAACTTTAATTCAGTTGATCGGATATCAGATTTCTTTGTATGATCTAGAACAGATGCTGTCGCAGTTTTTAACAATTGATTGTAAGATGTGTCCGTTGTCGTCCGATAAGGACGCTGCACCAATGATGCGCGAGGAATATGGCGCACCGGTCTTGTGCCTGAGTCCCGGACCCCTGCTGCAGGTCTTGTGTAGGGGACATCAATCGTCTTCACTGGACCCGGTGTACTGTGCTCATCCACAATCATTTCCACATCCGATCGTTTCACAACCATTAGATCTGACAAACCGGTCATATCTGATGGAGTTGTCTGCTTGACCGGTTCCGGTTCCGGTTCTGTCTCCACTTCATCTTTTGACTCTAACTCTGACTCTGATTCATCATTAACAGTTGGATCATCCATGTCAAGATTCAATGTCTGAAGTGTTGGGACTGGTGGGGCTGGCGGGGCTGGCGGGGCTGGAGTAGGTGCAGCGACCACATCTCCGCCCGTCTGCATTGTCTCGGGTTCCTCATCTGATGACGACTCTGATGCGTCATCATTGTCATCATCGTTGTCATCGCTATCATCGCTATCATCGCTATCATCATCGTCGTCGTCATCATTGTCGGAAGAGTATCCGCCAAAAAGTCCACCGGATTGCGCTCGAACATCGTGATCTCGATTCATCTCGATAAACGACTGTTGATCAATATCGTTCAACAATGTTTGAATTGGGACAACCTTGATCAAAGTTGTTTCTATCGAATTCTCAACAATATCATGCAGAGTCCGCAAATTCTGCTGTATCTCCCCGGTCGTCAAATCATCACTATCGGTGTCACAGATTGCGGGATTCTGATACACATGACGGGCAATATCCCGATAACAGAGATGGACAAACTGTTCAAATGTAGGGCGATCAGCTCCACCCGTTAACTCACGACCCAAATCCCTCTCCATTGTCAAATATCTCGACAAAACAGTTATATCGTAAAGTTTCCGCAATTGAAGACTGTCACATGCTTGAATCATACGCGCAGTCTCTTGGCTCAAGATACTGGAATCCCATGACTTGATGTCCTTCAAAACACGCTGAAATCCGCCATAAGATCGCCCAAATTGATCGGACCCGGCACCAACAGCACCGCTATCGTTCTCCATATCTTTGACATCGGTCCACATAGATAAGATACCTTCAACAAATCGGGGAGCAAGATGCAGTTTAAGATAACAAGTTCCAGTCTTTGCAAAATTTTCACATGGTAGCGTTGACATTTTATAATCAACCAATATTATATTTTGTAAATTTAAACTTAATATGAATCAACACTAATCAAACCCGATATTTATATCATAATATAACATGAATGCGAATACAAACACTGCCAATATAAACACCAATATTCTCGGTGACAATAGCGCCAATAGTGCCAATAACGGCACTAGTCGCACACGATCACTGTTCTATTTCGCCACACTTGTTTTGATCATAAGTGTCGTGACCTTCCATCTCATGGTTGCAAATGATGCAAGTCCATCGGTGACATTGATCGGCATAGCATTAATGATCGGTAGTTTCGCACTCTTTGGCTATTTGTCAATGTCGGCATTGTCATCGACTAATATGACAACTTTAGGATCATTGTTTATCATCACTATTATAATATGTTGGATGTCGTATTCAATAGGACATGAGATGAATGTTTCTGGTGCTGGATTTATGGTGACAGTGTTGATGTTGATTCTCGGTATTATGGCGCTCAATATGATTGGGGACAAATACAATCGACTTTTAAAAGGAGTTATGTTGACAATAGGTGCAATGTTGACATGGCTGGTGTTTATGCGAATGAGTCCCTAAATAAATTTGTTTAAAAGGATTTTGATATATCATTGGAATATTGAAAAATGAATCATTTTGTACGAAACGGATTTACTGGACAACTTCAATGGACAATCAGCAATATGACACGGATATTGTATCAACGGAATATGTTGATGGTCAATGGGGCAACTTTGGTGCGACTTTTGCCAGGGTCAGGGCACTTGACTGGGCCAATGCAGCCCATTACACTGCGATCTTCGGATAACTCATACGGACTGGATGTGTTTGACATAGGTCACTATTTTATGGCATTCAAGAATCAACCGCACTATTTGGAGAAATACGGTGTATGGTACTATTTGAACGATTCGATGATCTTGGATATGACGGAAAAGATGAATCGGAAACATCGACAGAAGACTGATTCGATCTTTGAGAGTCATATGATAGAGATTGATCATGGTGGAGTTGGGACATTGAGTCATACGATAAGGATGGCAATGGAAGACCTTCATCAATTCAAATAATACAATTTAATATGATCGAACACGATTATATTTTAACTGGCGTCCGCGGTCCGAGAACAGCGAATCAAAAATGTTTTTCATCTCATATAAGAATAAAGTCAATATGTCACGCTTCTATAAACAAACTCGTGTCCACGATGATGCATGTCAACGACAGTCAGAAGTCCATGTCGATAACTATGTTCAAGCCAGGCAGTTGAATCGCGATGTTCCGGCATTATCTCAGCGCAGTCGCTATCTGAACCTGCTTGGCAACGATATCGGAGTGTATCCGGAGTCCATGGACGGTTTCCGGCAAAGTATTGATGCCCATTCAGGTCTGGTCAACGGCACTCAAGGCGGTGTGGTTACATCGACGAAGTCCAAGTCAACAGCGCAAACAAGGACATTTATCGGTGTTCCTTTTATCGGTGCCGGACAGTCTACACTGTCGAGTCCTGATACGAAGTCCCGTTTAATGATGGGAGAGATGACATGTCAGAAGAAGACGTGTTCAGGGTTGAGCGGGGTCACGATTGATCGGTTTACGCCACTTGTGCCACATATTGCGGCGAATGTACAGGATCCGCGGCATCTGATTCCAACATGGCCCAGGGGTGGTCAAATGACCAATGTGGTTGTTCGTAATATCGACTATATGCGAACATGTGGATATCGTGCTTAGGGGCCTCCCTAGTCCAATTATTTTACAATGATATATAAATGTCACTTACCCGCACAAAATACGATACGGAACAGACTCGCACTGAATTGAAAGAATCTCGTGGCCCGGGATCTTATATGATCAATACGCCGCAGACACGGGGACGCTTCCCGATTGATCCAAATATCCGAGCACAGCGGGGATCAGTGTCACAAAAGCGGTTCACCGCTCATCGATATTACGATGGCCCCGTTGATGTTGAATCCGACTTAAAGAACATCAATCGTGTTCACAGTCGTTGTCCATCGGAGCAGTTCCAGGGTGATCGCACTCCGGATTTCAATCGTGATGCTCCTATTACAAATTTCACAGTGGAGGATACGCGGTTATCGAATCCGACGATGACGCTGAAGGGTCGGGAGGATCATCGATGGTCGGCGGAGCCGTTGCGGCACAATCCTCAGGCGGCGGCATTTATGCCGATGGAACATTGTGTGTCGTCGCGTCTGGTGATGCGGGACAATCATCGGCCATGGATTCGCCGCCCTGCTATCAATTCGATGGACCCAGGTTCAGTTTAATCGCACATATGTTTAAAGAATATTCTAGATAAGATTATTCATGAGTTCTTCAACTTTTTCAACTACAACACAACCTCAGGGGGCAGCTGCTGCGGCGGCTGGAGGTGCAACAGCCCCATACAGCTCGACTGATGCTGATTCGGATATGACGGATCAGATTCAATCGATGCATCAGGATCCGGATTATGCGATGATGTTGACATCAGAGCCCGACATGCGTAGGGTGACGCGATTCGACGATTTCCCTCTGTCAGATGAGATTCTACAGGGTGTTTATGGTCACGGATTCGAACAGCCGTCGCAGGTGCAGCAAAAGGGTATTTTGCCGATTTTGCAGGGTCGCGATTTGATTTGTCAGTTTCCGTCTGGTTCGGGTAAGAGTGGTACATTCTTGATCGGAATGATGGGTCGCATTGACTGGACGAATCCGGCGATGCAAGGTCTGGTGGTGGCTCCAACACGTGAGTTAGCGCGTCAGATTTACGATGTGGCTGTGTCGTTTTCGCGTCATATTGCTGGTGCTAAGATTTATTTGGCGATCGGTGGTTCGACGATGGTGCGCAAATATGAGACGAGTCGTTCAGAATCGGCGCCGGAGTCACAAATTGTGATCGGTTGTCCTGGTAGGATCTTGGACTATATTAATAAGGGGATTTTCAGGATGGACAACATGCGAGTGTTATGCTTCGATGAGGCCGACGAGATGTTCTCGATGGGATTCAGGGAGCAAGTGCGG